CAGGAGAAAACTCGTGGATAGCCAAGAAATATGGAAAATTAAATTCTGAAACTTGGAAAAACGACATAGAACAAGGATTTAATGAATGTATGAGGGTATTAAAACCAAATGGAATATTAATTTTCAAATGGAACGAAGAACAGATTAAGCTAAGAGATATTTTGGCCACGATAGAATATAAGCCACTTTTTGGGAACAAAAGAGCTAAAACACATTGGCTTGTGTTTATGAAATTATAAAATCAGGAGGAAATAAAACGAAAATAACACTTATCTGTCTAAGAATAGACAACAATGAACTAAAGACAGCTGATAAAAAAGAATGGCTTAAATTCATAAAAAGTCATCGTGGAAAAGTCAAAAGCATAGAGCAATTTAACTGGGAAATTCCAGAAGACAAACTGGAAAAGGCTTTGGAATATTCTTATGACGAGTTATATAAATTTAAGTTAAAAGAAGGGAGAAGAAAGCAACAATGAGAATTTTTATATCTGGAAATGTGCCGAGTTCAAAAAACAGCAAGCGTTGGACAGGTAAAAGGCTAATAAATTCAGAAGCTGTGATGAAATATAAGAAAAATACAGCTGATGAATGGTGGCAAGAAGGAATAAAGTTCAGGGAAATGCTAAAAGGCAAAGAAAAGCCTTACAAAATTGGATTTTATTTCATAAGGAACAGCAAGAGGGCATTTGATTATGTGAATGTTGCACAGCTTCCGTTAGACTTAATGCAGGAAAACAAATGGATAGAGAATGACAATATGGAAAATATTGTTCCTGTATTCTTAGGTTATGAAGTTGATAAAGAAAATGCAGGGTTAAGAATAGAAATTTTATAGGAGGGAATTAAATAATGGATAAAATATTATATCTTGTATCGTTTAAATATGAAGATAGATTTGGTGATGTAAATTCTGGAAATTGTACGGTTTTCGTTGAAAAAGGAGACTATGCAGAAAGTGAAGTTTTAGAAATGTTTATTGAGGGCGTAAAAACAAATTTTGACTTTAAAAACGAACAAATAGTAATAACAAACATAATTAATTTAACAAAAATAAGAAGGGAATTAGAGGAATAATGGAAGCGTTAAAAATATTTGATTTAAAAGAACTGCTGAAAAGGCAGGCAATGCTGGATGAGAAGTTTGATAAAAAGGAAACTGTTAGGAAAAGGACAAAAAACAGAATAATAGTTGCGTATCTTACAGAGCTAGGAGAGATTTCACAGGAACTTAAAAATGAATGGAATTACTGGAAGAACAGAACGGAAAAGTTTGACAAAAAGAAAGTTTTAGAAGAACTGTCGGACTTGCTGCATTTTTATCTAAGCTATCTGAATTTTAATAATACGCTTGTTGTAAATGATTATCCGCAGGATTTTCAGTTTGAGGACAGTTTGGAAGAAACGCTGATTAATCTCAAAGAAATAGAGAATGAAGAAAAATATATAATGTTTGGGTTAATATATAATATCGTGGAATATGTAGGAGCAACTGAAAAGGAATTTTTACAAGTTCATCACGAAAAATGGCTTAAAAATATGAATGAAAGAACGAAGGAGGAATATTAATGAATGAATTGATAACAATAGAAAAAGTAAGAGGGTATGTTGGAGAAAATGGAACAATATTTTTAAATTTAGAAGATGTTGCAAGAGGATTAGGATTTGTTGAAAATTCTAAAAGCGGAAATATAACAGTTAGATGGAGAACTGTTAGAGATTATTTGAAAGAATTTAAAGTCATCGCAGAAAGTTGCGATGGAAAAGGAAGTGAAAAATTACCTGAATTTATACCTGAAAATATCTTTTATAAATTATGTATGAAAGCAAATAATCAACTTGCTAGAGATTTTCAGGATAAAGTTGCTGATGAAATTTTACCAGCAATAAGAAAAACAAAAATGTATGCAACAGAAGAACTTTTGAATAATCCTGATTTAGCTATTCAGGCTTTTATGAAACTAAAAGAAGAGATGATAAGAAGACAAGAATTAGAGAAAAAGATAGAGGAACAACAGCCTAAAATTGAATTTTACAATGATGTGACTGGTAGTGATGCGACAGCAGAAATAGGAACTGTTGCCAAAGTATTAAACTTCAGATTAGTTGGAAGGAATACGTTGTTCAGCATTTTAAGAGAACAAGGGATACTACAAAAGGATAATATGCCATTCCAGACATATGTAGATAGAGGATATTTCAGAGTTGTGGAAAGCAAATGGAACACGCCAAATGGAGATGTGAAGGTAAATTACAAAACCGTTGTCTATCAAAAGGGAATTGATTACATATCAAAATTATTAAAGAATTTAGGATATGTAAAATCGGAAGTGGCATCATGATGGATGAAAATGTATTGGAAAAAATAAAAATCAGATTATTAAGCGGAATCGAGATAAACGATAGCGATTTCAACTTTATGAAGTTGAACGCTAATCTGTTTAAGAATATTAAATTTATAAAGAAAAGAAAGGCCAAGAAAAAATGTCTAAAAGAATGAGCAGGGAAAACCAAAAATTGATCTACTGGTTCATAGACTGCTACGCCTACAAGCTGAAAGGTGTAGATATAAATTGGCAGACTAGCAAGCAAAAGCCTGCCATTTCCGATTATTTTTTGTACAAGGCAAAGGAAGACTTGAAAAAACTTTATATCAGGCATAGTGGCAAGAATATAAAGGGATATGAGCCTTTCAGGAACATGGAAAGCAAGCTGAAAGATAGAATTGGAGATATAATTGACAAGAATTATACGAAAGAAAGCAAAATTAATATAATCACAAATGATTTAATGGATTTTGTAACTGATGAGATTCAAATGTTGTTTATTAAACTGAATGATACTTTTAGCTTGGCGCTTAAATTAATGAGTAATGCTGAAGCTGTGGCATTTACTAATTTCCTGTTTGACTATTTTTTGCAGAATGATATAGCAATGTGGGAAGAAATGCAAACACTATATAAACAGCAGAATGAAGAAAAATATATTTATGCAAAATTAAAATATAAACGTTGTGCAGTATGCAATAGAACTCCAGTTGACTTTGAACATTGGCAGTCGGCTGGAAGCTTGGGAGGTTATGCGAATGATAGAGGACAGGGAAGATATATTTCGCTTTGTAGACAACATCATACCGAAAAGCACGATATTGGAGTGGAAGCATTTGAAAGAAAGTATGATGTGAGAGGTATTTGTTTGGGCGATGAACAGATAAAGGAATTGAAAAAGATTTATAAAAATCATTTTAAGGCGTTTAAGGAGGATGAAGAATGACTGATAAAGAAAAACAAGATTATGAAAGAATTTTTTTAGAAGTTTGGGATAATAATTTGCTAGAAAAAGGACTCCTGATTGAAATGTGTCAACTGCTTGAATCAGACAAGAAAAAAGAAGATGGCGATGGATTTACATTATTCTATTACAAAACTACAAATGGTAGAACGTTTGTAATCGAAGATGATGAAATTCAAGGAACTTTGGAAATTTATGAAGAAAAATAAAGTTCAGCCGCAGAAAGTCGTTTTGGCTGAGATAATACAAACAAACGAAGTATTTACGGCAAAAAAGATTAGTCGTGAAAAGTCGATTGAATTAGAGAAAGGTTATAAAAATGGAAAAAGAAGATTTTCTAGAAAACAAAATATTTATTCTCCAAAAAAAGTTGAACGCAATCAACTACAGGATTGAAGAGAGAGAAAGAAAACACGAAATGAAGTATCCGAATTCATGTGTAATAATTGATTTCAGACTATTTGATTTATACAAAGAAAGAAAGCTTTTAGAAAACAAATTGTCGGAAGCGAAAGAACTTTTAGGACACAACCACAATAATTTGGTTTTAGTTTGGTTAAAATAAAAAAAGAAAGGGAATTGAAATGAAAAAATTATTATTAGCTACGATACTATTAATTTTAACAGGCTGTGGAACTACATATTATGAAAAATTTCAACAAGAATGCAAGCAATATAAAGTTGTTAAAAAATTAAAATCTAAAATAAGTAAAAAAATATATCTGAAATTTGAGAATGGGAGCATACATGAAGTATCGTCAATATTAAAATATGAGGATATAGAAGAAAATCATAAGTTAAAGAAATGTAATTTTTAGAAAAATTTTGGACAATGACAGTTGAATATTTTAGATTTCGAGGTATAATATATATTATCATATTTTAGATTTTAGGAGGTATATTTATTATGAATGAGTTAGAAAGAATAGATGCGTTAGAAAAATATGTTCTATGGTTGGAGTCGCAAAATAATGCTCTAAGGTATATTCTTACAGAAAAAAATGTTATAAGTCTTGAAGAATGGGTAGAGATAACAGGTGCATTTTCAAGAATAAAAGAAGAAGAAGAGTTAAAGAAAAGGTTAAAGGAAATAAAAGAAAATTATAGTAAATAGAATATGATATAAAAAGGCTGGTAAGAAAAATCTTTTTCAAATTAGTCTTTTTTTATTGGTTTCAAAAAAGAAAGAAAGGAAAATAGAAATAAATGAACGAAAAAGACATAGATAGAATAGCGGATAAAATAATAGAAAAAATGAAAACAGACAGGGAAATAAAAACAGAGAAACAACTAACACCATTTCAAAAGACAGAAAAATTATTATCTGAATTATCTTTATTGAAAGGTGCTATTGATTCTAAAAATATGCTTATAGAGGATTTGAAGAAAGAGGGCATATCAATTCAGAAAAAGGAAACAGGAGTTAATGTGCAGGCTAGTAAGGTATATTTATCCGAACTAGAAAAGGTTGAAAATAAGATAGAAAAATTAGAAGAAGAAATTGCAAGAATAGAAAACGTTGTTAATATGGTTGAAAGGGCTTTAGATACAATTAAAAATAACAAGTATTACGATATAATAGCGATGAAATACTTTGATGAATTAACATTCGAGCATATATCTGAAAAATTAAATATAAGCGTTATAACTGCGAAGAGATATAAAAATAAAATGATTAGACAGTTGCAGCTGGTTATATTTTCAGATGATGTAATAAAAAACATATTAAATTGAAAAATGATACTTTTTTGATATTGTATATAATTTACAATATGTTATAATATGTCAAGATGAAAGAGTATGAGTTGAGTACTTGTCATTGGATCCTTGATTTATATAAATAGTGATGTGTTCGTAGTGTGGCGAGCAGGGTAAATTAAAGAAGCGCACGACAAGACTGATTTCTGAAAAAGGAACGGTCTTTTTTTGTTGCAAAATAAGGAGGTGTAGCATTGAAATTAAATGCGAGGCAGAAAGCTTTTTGTGAGTACTACGTAGCTAGTGGAAATGCTACTGAGGCCGCAATAAAAGCAGGATATAAAGAAAAGAATGCCAGATTTATTGGGTGTGAAAACTTAACAAAAGCCAACATAAAGGCTTATGTTGAAGAATTAATGCAAAAACTGGAGTCTGAGAGGACAGCATCCGCCAAGGAAGTGCTTGAGTTTTTGACTAAGTCGATGAGAGGGGAAATCAAAGAGGAAGTTGTCGTTGTGGAAGGAACTGGGGACGGAACAAGTGAAGCTAGAATGGTTAAAAAGCAGATAGGTCTACGAGATAGAATTAAGTCAGCAGAACTGCTTGGTAAACGATATAGGCTATTCACAGATAAAGTTGAAGTTGAAGGGGTTGTACCTGTTATGATTGTGGGTGAAGATGAACTTGAAGAGTAAAAAAGTGAAACTGCCGGAGCTTGTTGGAAAAGGATATAAAGATTTCTGGAACTTCAAAGGCAGATACAGAATCTGTAAAGGTAGCCGAGCGAGTAAAAAAAGCAAGACAACGGCATTATGGATAGTCTACAATATGATGAAATATAAAAACGCGAATACTCTTGTTGTAAGAAAAGTATTTAGAACTTTAAAAGACAGTTGCTGTTCAGATTTAAAATGGGCGATACATAGATTTAAAGTGGATGGTTACTGGGAATTTAAAGAAAGTCCACTTGAAATAACATATAAACCTACTGGACAAAAGATTTTATTTAGAGGTTTCGATGATCCTCTGAAAATTACATCTATTTCAGTTTCAGTTGGACAGTTATGTTTTTGCTGGGTAGAGGAAGCATATGAGCTGACAGATGAAGCTGCGTTTAAAGTATCAGGGGAAAAATCGAAGAGCCTTTATATAAGCAGATTACACTCACGTTCAATCCTTGGAACGAAAGACACTGGATAAAGAAAAGATTTTTTGACGTTGAAGACGAAAATATAATGGCTAAAACAACCAACTACATGTGCAATGAATGGCTTGACGATAGTGATAAGAAACTGTTTGAGGATATGAAAAAGAATAACCCCAGACGGTATCAGGTGGCTGGACTTGGCAACTGGGGAATTGTTGAAGGGCTTGTTTATGAAAATTGGAGAGAGTTGGAATTTGATTGGAGAGAAATTTTAAATAAAAGACGTAAAGCGAAAGCAGTATTTGGGCTAGATTTTGGATACACCAATGACCCTGCCGCTTTTTTTTGTGGGATATTAGACCAGGAACAGAAAGAAATTTATGTTTTTGATGAGATATATCAAAAGAGATTGCAAAACACGGCTATTTACAGAAATATAGAAAAACTTGGTTTCAAAAAAGAAATCATAGTTGCTGACAGTGAGGAACCAAAGAGCATAGAACATTTAAGAAGCTTGGGATTGACAAGGATAAAAGCATCTAAAAAAGGGAAAGATAGTATAAATGCTGGAATAC